ATGAAAAAGATAGCTGCTATATCATTAATTAGTATTTTTATTATGTCTGGTTGTGCTGTGCATAATGATGAGACAAGTATCGGTAAATTTGGTCTTGCATATAAAAGTAATATTCAGCGTAAACTCGATAACCAATACTACACCGAAGCCGAAGCTTCTTTAGCCAGGGGCAGAATATCTGGTGCAGAAAATATAGTAAAAAATGATGCAGCCCATTTCTGTGTTACTCAGGGCAAAAAAATGCAGATAGTTGACCTGAAGACAGAAGGTGCAGGATTACATGGCGTCGCTCGTCTGACATTCAAATGTGGAGAGTGAGAATATTTTTTGGTAAGCGTCAAACATGCGCGTTCTGGTTGTGCTTAGCCGGAACCTGTGCGAGCACGATGCCGTTACGTGAAAGGCATCGTGCTATGAAGGGAGATTCTATCGATGTGGTCAATGGAAGACGGTGACCAGGGATAGGGCTTATGCATAAAAAATAAGCCCGTGTAAGGGAGATTTAGGGTGTCACCAGTAGGGGCTTTCAACGGTACAATGCGGGTTTGAGCGGCATAAATTACCACTGAAAGCCCTTAAACGTTACTCTACTGTGGACACTGTGTGGACACTCTCGGCTTCAGTACCACCTCTTAGCGGATTAAGAGAAATGGCGTCCTGAAGGTACTCTGGCGCAAAATGAGCGTAAACCATAGTTTGCTCAATCCGCGTGTGACCTAGTATCCGTTGTAGCGTGATAATACTTCCTCCATTAATCATGAAATGAGTGGCAAAGCTGTGCCTTAGTGCATGTGTGGCTTGCCCCGTTGGCAAATCCGGTTTTATTGCTTTCATTGTTCGTCTGAAGCGAGGGTAATCAGCATCAGGGAATAAAAAACCTCGTTTGTTATCCGCGATCATTTTGGCAACAGCCTCTGAGATCGGGACGGTGCGTGGTTTGTTTGTTTTCGTTTTAACAAACGTGACGCGGTTATGGATGATATTTTCTGCTTTCAAACGAGCTGCTTCTCCCCAACGTGCTCCTGTACTCAGGCAAAGAATCGCAATCTTTTTATTGTCGCCGTCAAGTGCTGCAAGCAGTAAGGCAATTTCTTCCTGTGTGAGATAGCCTGTTTCTGGTTTTTCCTCCTTAAGCCTCTTTGTCCCTCTGATAGGGTGCTCACCAAAGAATAACTCCGCTTCAATCAGGGCTGTAAACATGCCGCTAATACATGTTAAATCACGATTGATACTCGAAGGTTTAATACCCTGACTTCTTCGGGTGGCGCAGTACTGGCTGATAAGGGATTTCGTGATTTGAAATGCGCATGGGTCATTCGTTATTTTTGTGAAGATTTCAATTTTTCCAAGATTAGATTTCCCATGCTCTTCGTGTTTACCCTTTAAATCCCACCAGATCTGTGTCAGTTCCGACAGACGTCGTTTGTCTGTTGGTTTTGATAGCCATTCTTTATTGTGGTGGTTGTACAACGTGTATTTTTCGAAAGCGACAGCTTCGCTTTTCTTATCAAACTTCCTACGGATGCGTTTTCCGTTACGTCCAGTAGGGCGGATGTCCACTTCATATCGACCATCATCGAGTTTTTTGATTGCCATCAGAAAACCCTCCGAGTGGTACTTTTTTTTGCTACTACTAATCGCTTTTTTCGTGGTGGCTGAAATTTAGCCACCAATAGTAGGCACTTGTGATGAATATATTCACGATAAATTGTTAACCAGTCTTTTGACCGGAGTGGGGCGACGTTGTTTCGTTTTGCCCAAAGTGTGCGAGAGCGGGCGCAATTTGCCCGGCTTCTGGAGCTACCTGATCAGTCATGAACCACAAAGTATATTTAGTAAATCTGGGATGTTGTAAGACCTTCATTATGGCTTCAACTCCAGCGTTTTTTGACCGGCTCTCATAGCTCGAAAGTGAGCTGTAGGCTACACCAGTTAATTCACTGAATTCTTTACGGTTTAACCTTTCAGATTCACGGATTAGCTTCAACTTCTCCGAAACGTCTATTGACATAATTACTCCGATTGCGTAATTTCTTGCTGATAGTGTGAAATGTTGTGCTTCTGGAGTTATCCTTTTAGGCAATAATTAGCCATTAGGAGCCATTAGAAGCACTAAGGGAGAATCGTAGCAGATGAATAGACAGCTTGTAAGCGTGACTGATGCCGTGCCTTATCAGGAGTTTGCAAAACTCATTGGTAAAACTCCAAGAGCTGTAAGGGGCATGATTGAGAAAGGGAAATTACCAGTTATTGAGATTACTGACCCTCAGTCAGTATCGGGGCGTGCTGGTGAATATTGGGTATACCTTCCGGCATGGAATAACGGACTAAAACTGGCTTATGAAAGCCGTCCTAAAGAGATTCGTGACGGCTGGTTGATGTGGTTAGGTCTCGGTGAACCACGTTAAGGAGAACCGTATGAATGAGCCTCGTTGTATTGCTCAGTTATTGCGTAACGAAAGCCCCAGGGCGATTGACTTCACCATCACCCACGGGAAGGGACGCAAGGGAATCATTATCCGCACCAAAAAACAGAGTCCGTTAAAAAAGGCTCTGACCTTTCTGAAAAGCCGGAGGGTATGGAAATGACAGTGATGACGCTCAATCTCGTTGAAAAACAGCCAGCAACTATGCGTCGGATAATTGGTAAGCATCTTGCCGTTCCTCGCTGGCAGGATACATGTGATTATTATAATCAGATGATGGAGCGCGAACGGCTAACAGTTTGCTTTCATGCGCAGTTAAAACAACGTCACGCAACGATGCGTTTTGAAGAAATGAACGACGTCGAACGTGAACGGCTGGTTTGTGCAATTGATGAATTGCGTGGGGCATTCTCAAAACGCCGTCAGGTTGGCGCAAGTGAGTATGCATATATTAGTTTTTTAACAGTCAGTCAGCGTCGTACTTTATTTATGCATGCCGGATTGACTGAAAAAGAATTCAACCAGCCATACTGGCGAATTAATGAAGAATCATGTTACTGGCGTGATGCTTTATTCCGTGCATTACGTGAATTATTCAGCCTGTTTGAGTATGCACCGACAATTCTGACGTCGGTAAAACCAGAGCAATATCTGCATTAAATAATTAACCAGAGTTTTTAACGCACTTAATCGTGCGGGGCTTCTTTTTGCCTGGAGAAAGTCATGCATACAGTTTCTGAAAATCAGTGCGGTAAATACGCATTACTGCTGCAACAGGCCAGAACCGAAGCACAGGCCGACGCGGCGACGCGCTTTTCTTCTCATCTTGACGCCATGATTCGCCACATCACAAAGGCGGAGTTATCCCGCGTGGAGATAGTCGAGCTGCTCAGTCAGGAGTCGGAAAAATTTCACAATATCGGATTGTCTCGCGGGGAGGTACTTTGATGTCCTGTTCTCATTCAGTTGTATTACTGAATAACGCCTTAAAAATCGCCGTTATGAAAAATGGCGATTTGTCTCTTATTCAACTTTGTCTTGATAAAGAAAAACGCGACATCACTGAATCTGTTATCGCGATTTATCAGAATGAATTAAACCTCCTGTCTGATGTGGTCAATTTACTTGTTAAACGCGCTGTATTCCACAAGCAAATTTCCTCAGTGGATGAACTGACAAAATTAACGACAGTACTTGCCAGTTATTGCGCTGATGTATCCAGGAAACTTAACGATAAAAGGAGCTGATAATGCCGGACAACATAGATTTTATTCAGGAACAACAGGCTGAATTACTGGAGCGCCAGATTAACGCGGCAAGGGTAAAACATTGCGGTGTTTCTGCGCTGGTTTGCGAAGAGTGTGACGCGCCAATACCTGCTGCCCGTCGTGCAGCTTATCCGTCAGCCACGCGTTGTGTTTCCTGCCAGTCAGTCTTTGAAGCAAAAAACAAGCATTACCGGAGAATGGCATGAGTATTCGTATCGAAATTGGCGAACGTTATGTCGTTAGCAGTGACAGCTTTCAGTTTATTCTCCATGAGAAAAAGAGAGCGGAAAGCGGTAAAAACGCCGGTCAGGAATGGCTGGCGGTGGTTGGTTATTACCCGAAATTAAGCCAGCTCGTTTCCTGCCTGATGCATCACGATATTCTGACCGGAAGCGCAAAGTCTTTTGCTGATTTAAACGCGCAGGTTGAGCAACTCAGCAGGCGTTGTTCAGAGGCTTTTGGCTCATATGGCCGTTAAAGCCTCCGGGCGTTTTGTCCCTCCTTCAGCATTTGCTGCAGGCACCGGTAAGGCGTTTACCGGTGCTTATGCATGGAACGCGCCACGCGAGGCCGTCGGGCGCGAAAGACCCCTTACACGTGACGAGATGCGTCAGGTGCAAGGTGTTTTATCCACGATTAACCGCCTGCCTTACTTTTTGCGCTCGCTGTTTACTTCACGCTATGACTACATCCGGCGCAATAAAAGCCCGGTGCACGGGTTTTATTTCCTCACATCCACTTTTCAGCGCCGTTTATGGCCGCGTATTGAGCGCGTGAATCAGCGCCATGAAATGAACACCGACGCGTCGTTACTGTTTCTGGCAGAGCGTGACCACTATGCGCGCCTGCCGGGAATGAATGACAAGGAGCTGAAAAAGTTTGCTGCCCGTATCTCATCGCAGCTTTTCATGATGTATGAGGAACTCAGCGATGCCTGGGTGGATGCGCATGGCGAAAAAGAATCGCTGTTTACGGATGAGGCGCAGGCTCACCTCTATGGTCATGTTGCTGGCGCTGCACGTGCTTTCAATATTTCCCCTCTCTACTGGAACAAATACCGTAAAGGGCAGATGACCACGAGGCAGGCATATTCTGCCATTGCCCGTCTGTTTAACGATGAGTGGTGGACTCATCAGCTTAAAGGCCAGCGTATGCGCTGGCATGAGGCGTTACTGATAGCTGTCGGGGAAGTCAATAAAGACCGTTCTCCTTATGCCAGTAAACATGCCATTCGTGATGTGCGTGCACGCCGCCAGGCAAATCTGGAATTTCTTAAATCGTGTGACCTTGAAAACAGGGAAACCGGCGAGCGCATCGACCTTATCAGTAAGGTGATGGGCAGTATTTCTAATCCTGAAATTCGCCGGATGGAGCTGATGAACACCATTGCCGGTATTGAGCGTTACGCCGCTGCAGAGGGTGATGTGGGGATGTTTATCACGCTGACCGCGCCGTCAAAGTATCACCCGACACGTCAGGTCGGAAAAGGCGAAAGTAAAACCGTGCAGCTTAATCACGGCTGGAACGATGAGGCATTTAATCCAAAGGATGCGCAGCGTTATCTCTGCCGTATCTGGAGCCTGATGCGCACGGCATTCAAGGATAATGATTTACAGGTCTACGGTTTGCGAGTCGTCGAGCCACACCATGACGGAACGCCGCACTGGCATATGATGCTTTTTTGTAATCCACGCCAGCGTAACCAGATTATCGAAATCATGCGTCGCTATGCGCTCAAAGAGGATGGTGACGAAAGAGGAGCCGCGCGAAACCGTTTTCAGGCAAAACACCTTAACCGGGGCGGTGCTGCGGGATATATCGCGAAATACATTTCAAAAAACATCGACGGCTATGCACTGGATGGTCAGCTCGATAACGACACCGGCAGGCCGCTGAAAGACACTGCAGCGGCTGTTACCGCATGGGCGTCAACGTGGCGCATCCCGCAATTTAAAACGGTTGGCCTGCCGACAATGGGGGCTTACCGTGAACTACGCAAATTGCCGCGCGGCGTCAGCATTGCTGATGAGTTTGACGAGCGCGTCGAGGCTGCACGCGCCGCCGCAGACAGTGGTGATTTTGCGTTGTATATCAGCGCGCAGGGTGGGGCAAATGTCCCGCGCGATTGTCAGACTGTCAGAATCGCCCGTAGCCCGTCGGATGAAGTTAACGAGTACGAGGAAGAAGTCGAGAGAGTGGTCGGCATTTACGCGCCGCATCTCGGCGCGCGTCATATTCATATCACCAGAACGACGGACTGGCGCATTGTGCCGAAAGTTCCGGTCGTTGAGCCTTTGACTTTAAAAAGCGGCATCGCCGCGCCTCGGAGTCCTGTCAATAACTGTGGAAAGCTCAACGGTGGTGACACTTCGTTACCGGCTCCCACACCTTCTGAGCACGCCGCAGCAGTGCTTAATCTGGTTGATGACGGTGTTATCGAATGGAATGACCCGGAGGTTGTGAGGGCGCTCAGAAGCGCATTAAAACACGGCCTGAGAAGACCAAACCGTCAGCAAAGAAACGGAAGCCCGTTAAAACCACATGAAATTGCACCATCGGCCAGACTGACCCGGTCGGAAAGAATGCAAATCACCCGTATCCGCGTTGACCTTGCTCAGAACGGTATCAGGCCGCAGCGATGGGAGCTTGAGGCGCTGGTGCGTGGCGCGACCGTAAATTATGACGGGAAAAAATTCACGTATCCGGTCGCTGATGAGTGGCCGGGATTCTCAACAGTAATGGAGTGGACATGATGGCAAAAATTCACGAGGTAAAGCTGCACGCAAAATATTTTGACCTTGTGCTGGAAGGACATAAACGTGCAGAGTTTCGGAAAAATGATCGTAATTATGAGCGCGGGGACACGTTGATTTTGCGTGAATGGGTGCAGGGTGTGTATACGGGGCGAAAGGTTGAAGCCCGGATAACAGATGTTACTGACCTGTCAGACTGGCTGGAAGATTATGTCTTGCTAAGTATTGAGCTGCTTAATACAGGTGCATATGAGATTGTGAACTGGAAAGAACTTAGTGAGCGTGGCCTGATATTCAGAATTAATCATGAAATTATGCATCAGCTCGGCCTTGCTGTTATGTATGAACCAGAGACGGGGATGTCTGGCGGGGCAATGGTTGCCACGGATGGAGCATGGAACTATTCAGATGAACAGGTGGAGCGTGCACAGCAAAACGGGCGGCTTGGATAATGCACAGAATTCTAGGCGAGATACCGCAGCATAACTCCAAAAGCGCCAAGCTGATGGCCATTGTTCAGCGTCTACAGCAGATTATGGTCAACGAAAATCTGACGCCCGATGAGCTGGTCGGGTGTGCCGAAATAGTCCGGGATAATTACGGGCGGTTTAGCTATATCAGTCAGTCCAGAGTTATGCCAGCACCACGCAGACGATAGAGAACCCCGCCAGTCGTGAAACTTGTTTTCAGGGCTGGCGGGGTTGAACCACGAGCGCAGTTTGGTGTTAGGAAAATTATTGAAAGAAATATTATCAGGGGGTTAAATGCTGTTTCTGTGTAAACCGTTTCAGGAGATTAAAGTGATTACTTTTCAGACTATAAGAGATAAGTATATTGAAATCGTTCGGTTACAGAGAGAGGAAAAAGAGCGTTTACAAAATATTGTTGGGCTGATTGCGAAAAACTTTGAGGGGTCGCTTGAGCTTGAGCAAACTTGCTGGGGTTATCCAGGGCAAAATCCCACTGAAAATTATGTTTTTGTCGCTGCAATTAAAGATGGTGAAAAATCTAAAGTTCAGTTACACGATCTGTTGCCTGATGCAGATGGGGTTTTGTCATTTTTTATTGGTCTTACGGTGGATAAGTCACCGGTTGCTCATCCTAAGTTAAACGTGATTATTCCTTTGAAACTGCTACGTGAAGGGAATTGCTTTACGCTGGTAATAGGAAGCGGGGAATTCGAAATGAACTTAAGTGAAAAGCCAGCATTGCAAGAGCTTGAGGCTGTATCTGAAGCACTGAAACAAGCTGTAATCAGAGACCTTGAATCTTACATTCCGGTGCGCTGATAATGTTTGTGGGGGAAAGCGATTTTCCCCGTTTTTGTGTGCGTGCATCAGGTGCATTGTTTTGCATGTGCCAAAGGCTGTTTTTATGGTCACTTGTTGCCTGTACCGGTGTGGTTTTGACGCCTTCATGCAACTGCATTAAATGTGACCCGCGAAGCGGGCGGGCGAGGCGGGGAAAGCACTGCGCGCAGAGCATAATTGGGTGTTTTGATAATGAAAATGCTTAACACAGTAATTTTCTAAGAGGTGATGATAATGATTGCTGGAGTTTTTATAAGGAACTTTAAAACATACCAGGGGATAAATTACGTTCCTGTAAGTGATTCATCAAACTTGAGTGGTTTTCTTGGAAATAATGGCATTGGCAAAAGTTCTGTTTTAGAAGCATTGGATTGTGTATTTAATGATAGTTCATGGAACTTAAATATTGTTGTTAAGAAAAGTGGGTTAGAAAAAACAGAACCATATATTGTCCCATTTTTTATCCTTGAACATGACTTTTTTGATAGTCTTCATCTACCATATGCACAAACATTAGATAAAATAGCTAGGACTATAACTGTTGATGACTCAACAAATCCTGCAACCAAATCGATAATAAGTGATTTTATTCATCATCGAGATAGGATTATTTCCAGAGGGGATGTGGATGGGAAGTTTTTAATTCCTATAGGCCAAAACCATGAAGGAAAGATTTCCCTTTCTGTATTTAAGTCGAAGGTTATATCTTTCATGGATGAAAATGAGTTTGGAATCGAGTTTGATAATTTGATTGAGTCTGAAGAGTATGTATCTTTATTTCAATCCTTATATATATACATATGTAATGCCTTGGAGTATCTTTATATACCGAAGGAGATTGATAGCGAGTCTTTCACAAAGTTAGAAAGTATGGGGACTCAGGTACTCATGGGAGAATCCTTACATAAAATTTTGGATAGGATTGTTGGTGATAGCACTGTTTCCCAGATTAATAAAGAGTTAAATGGGTTTCTTGAAGATATATCTGGAAAGTTAATTAGTTATTCATATCGCACACCTACAGACAGACAAAAAAGGATTCAAAAGCGAGAGGTTTATAATCTTATTATAGAAGCCTTCTTCAATGTAAGAAAACTTCATAAAAATCAAGGCTCTGATTATTATCTGGAGATTAATTCTTTAAGTTCAGGTGAAAAGCAAAAAGCAATTATTGATGTTGCGCATGCTTTATTAACAAAACACCGCCAAGATGGAGGGCGTTTAATTATTGCAATTGATGAGCCTGAGTCATCACTGCATATGTCTGCGTGCTTTGAGCAATTTAATGCTCTTGCTGAATTGAGCCATAATTGCAGGCAGTTATTGTTCTCATCACATTGGTATGGATTCTTACCTACTTTAGATTGCGGTTGCGTAACAATAATAACAAAGAAGGATTCAGAGCATAAGTTTGACTTAATTAATCTTGCTTCTTATCGCGAAGAGGTCAGGCAGTTAATAAGCTCAACTAATGGGAAAATGCCATTTGATATAAGGATAAAGAGTATCAATGATTTTATTCAGTCTATTGTAACCAGTGCTACAGGAGATAATCCATATAACTGGATTATATGTGAGGGTACGTCTGAAAAAGTTTACTTGTCAGATTATTTCAAAGACCTTATGTGCGAAAGGAATCTTAGGATAATTCCGGTTGGTGGTGCAAAAGAGGTTAAAAGGATTTATGAGCAATTGGCTGCTTGTCATAAAGATATATCTGCGGAGTTGACTGGTGTTATTTATTTATTATCAGATACCGATGTACAGCAAGTAAAATATCCAGTTGAGAAGTTGAAGAATATTTACTGTAAAAGAATTGTTTTCGATAAATCTGTGGGGAAAACCGTTTTAGTAGATATAAATGGTAATCCTTCGTCACCTGCGACTGCCATAGAAGATTGTCTTAATGGGCAGGTGTTTCATCGAACTTTAATGACATATGTTTCTACTTATCCTCAGATTAGCTTTATCGCTACAGCACCAGTTAATGATTGTGATAATGAATCATTTAATTATTATGATCTTAGAACTTCTGAAAAGGATGCTATCTTGGGTTTTTTTGCTGAGAATAATATGAAGTATGAATTTGCGCTGAAGTATAACTCTGAAAAATGCGATAGTGACTCAGTACCAGATTGGATTCAGAATGTAAAGGAAACGTTTCTGAAGTAAGAATGATAGAGGCATTATACATGCCTCTATTATATATACTAGAAATTATAATCTTTAAATGCCACAATATCCTGACCGAGCCAGCCGTTTATTTCCCGAATCCTGTCCTGTAGCGGGATAAGCTCATTGCGGACAAAGACCTTTGCCACTTTCTCAATATCACCCAGCGACCCGACGTTCTCCGGCTTGCCGCCCATCAACTGAAAGGGGATGCGGTGCGCGTCCAGCAGGTCAGCGGCGCTGGCTTTTTTGATATTAAAAAAATCGTCCTTCGTTGCCACTTCACTGAGCGGGATAATTTTAATACCGTCGGCTTTCCCCTGCGGGGCATAGAGAAACAGATTTTTAAAGTTATTGCGGCCTTTCGACTTAACCATGTTTTCGCGAAGCATTTCGATATCGTTGCGATCCTGCACGGCATCGGTGACGTACATGATGTATCCGGCATGTGCGCCATTTTCGTAATACTTGCGGCGGAACAGCGTGGCCGACTCATTCAGCCAGGCAGAGTTAAGGGCGCTGAGATATTCCGGCAGGCCGTACAGCTCCTGATTAATATCAGGCTCCAGCAGGTGAAACACGGAGCCGGGCGCGAAGGCTGTCGGCTCGTTGAAGGACGGCACCCACCAGTAAACATCCTCCTCCACGCCACGGCGGGTATATTTTGCCGGTGAGGTTTCCAGTCTGATGACCTTACCGGTGGTGCTGTAACGCTTTTCCAGAAACGCATTACCGAACACCAGAAAATCCAGCACAAAGCGGCTGAAATCCTGTTGCGAAAGCCACGGATGCGGGATAAATGTCGAGGCCAGAATATTGCGTTTAACGTAAATCGGTGAGCTGTGATGCACGGCAGCACGCAGGCTTTTCGCCAGACCGGTAAAGCTGACCGGTGGCTCATACCATCTGCCGTTACTGATGCACTCGACGTAATCCAGAATGTCACGGCGGTCGAGTACCGGCACCGGCTCGCCAAAGGTGAATGCTTCCATTTTCGGGGAGCTGGCGGTCATTTTTTTTGCCGCAGGTTGCGGTGTTTTCCCTTTTTTCTTGCTCATCAGTAAAACTCCAGAATGGTGGATGTCAGCGGGGTGCTGATACCGGCGGTGAGTGGCTCATTTAACAGGGCGTGCATGGTCGCCCAGGCGAGGTCGGCGTGGCTGGCTTCCTCGCTGCGGCTGGCCTCATAGGTGGCGCTGCGTCCGCTGCTGGTCATGGTCTTGCGGATAGCCATAAACGAGCTGGTGATGTCGGTGGCGCTGACGTCATATTCCAGACAGCCACGGCGGATAACGTCTTTTGCCTTGAGCACCATTGCGGTTTTCATTTCCGGTGTGTAGCGGATATCGCGCGCGGCGGG